TTGGACCATCCTTGTGCCAACCTCTCGGTTGTACTATGGTCATCTGAACTGTGCAGTCATCTCCGTATCTTGATAATGCACCAAGTGCATAGATACGCATTTGTGGGTTGTCTGCTTCTACTGCCCACTTACCAGATTTGAGATCTATTATCTCTATCATGTCTTTACCAATGAGTATTGCATCTGCTGTACCCCATAAGTCTGCATGTATTTCTGGCATGTTAACTCTTTCTTCAATTAATGGTCTTGCTACGTCAAGCTCCATCATTCTCTTGTCTATATAATCTACATAAGTGTTAGCACAATCAATCATCTCTTGGTCTACTGTAATGTCAAAGTCCTCTACATGATGTGTTGTGTCTAAATAGTATTCTTCTAAAGTAAGATTATTTAATCTACCTTTAAGTAGTGTCTCTACCATTTCGTGAATCAATGTACCTGTCGCTGCTGGTATGCCTACTTTATATTCAACCTGCATGCTCGCTAAGAGTTGTGGCATGCCAGGACAAGCCATCCATATCTTTGCTGCTGAAGGTGAAAGTTTAGCGTGCGCCATGGACAGAAATATAAGAGTCGTTTTCCATTCTTTTCACATCATCAAGATCGTATTTAATCTTACCGCCAATCTTAAAATAGCTAGGACCTTGTCCTCTATAGCGTCTATTGTCGATTGTTTTCTTGCTGACTCCCCATCTCTCTGCTAGTTCGTCAACCTCTATGGTATTTGATATGTCAAAATTCTTTTCTAATATTTCCATAAATTTCCCTTTTATTAATATTTTTGTTTATAATAAACCATTATTACTAATTATCAAGTAATATTTTAATAAAATTTGGGAGAAATTAATGATGAATAAAACAGTATACGCACATACTAACTTAGGAACTGAAGAGGAATGGGATCAAGCAATAGATAGGCTTGCAACCAATAACCAAGTAGCTGGAACGCATTACAAGCAATCCAAGATACAACCTATAGATTATATATATGCTAACAACCTGTCTTATAACTTAGGTAGTTGTTTAAAATATATAACCAGAAGTAAAGGAGAGAAACAAGATAGGGTGACTGACTTGTTAAAAGCCAAACACTTTATTGATCTTGAACTACAGATGGTTTATGGAACAGATGCCAAGGGTAATAAAATAGGAGATTATTCAATAGAAGTTTCTCTTTAACTATGAGGTAGCTATGAATTTATATGAGTTTGATGATCGTATTCTAAGTGAAAGAAACGGAAGAAAGCCTATATATGTGAACAAACATCTTGCTAAAAAGTTTAAGGATTTTTGTGAGAACCAACAGAAATCACCACATCAGGTGGCTGAGTATCTAATATCTTTAGGTATGAACTCTGTGAAGTATTACGAAAAACCTAAAGTGTCTGTTGACATCGAAGCTCTTTAAATAGGTTTTTGGTATTCTCTAGCGTGTCCCACGCTTGAACATCCTCGTCTTTAAAACTTATCTGTTTTAGACCTTTTGGAAACATAAACTGAACCGTTTGGTGTTTTAAAGCAACCAAGGCATAAACATCTATAGCATCTTCTGTATAGAATCTTTCTTTAGTATAAGCACCGCGCCTAAAGTCATATATCCATGACACTCTACAGTTTTGTATTTTTGATTGTGTTTTAACTTGGCATTTATATATTTTATTATCAACATCAAAGATGATGTCTGCTTCTGCACTATGTGGAACAATAACCACAGTATCGGTGTGTAAAGAAAGTAGCGAGGCTACTAAGTATTCTCCAGAACGGCCAACTCTTTCTGATTGGCGTGGCATGGGGTTATTTGCTAAGCAACCTGTTTAAATATTCCAATCGCTCTTGTTCTTCAGTAGATAGCTGCTTTTCTGTTTCCTCTGTTACAGCGCCTGTCAGCCTTGCAAGTCTTGCTGTTGGTAATGCTGGTGGCGTTGGTATACCGCCCAAAACTCTTTGTGCCTGACCTGTTCTCATTGCTGCCTCACCTACCAACCTTGGTGATTGTAAAGGCAATGTTGCTAATAATGTAGGATCAAAACCTATACCACCGAGTATAGATGCGCTACCTACAGCTCTTTGTAAGCCTCTTGGCGCAACAGTTGACAATGCTTGTCCAGATAAATCTGGTAGTAAATCAGGGTCGAGTTGCTTTAAAAACTCTAATCTATTTCCATAAGAGGTATTAACATTATCTCTCATGGTAGATTGTAATTTTCTTAAAGTTGTTCCAGCGTTTACTTTTTTACCCAACGACAATTCACTAGCTATTTGTTTTTCTAATTTTATAGCTTCCTCATAGGGTTTCATAACATCAGCATATTCTGGAACTTGTTTTAAAATTTGTTCTTTAACTTTATTTCTTAACTCCGCTACAACTCTTGCCTCTTGTGACGATTGTGCTTGTAATGGATATAAATCATCAATCTTTCTTTTTAAAATATCTATACCTTCTGCTGTATGAAAAGCTGCATCACTAGCAAACTCATTTACAACATTTTTTAATTCTTCTATTTTTTTTATGGTTGGCGCTGAATATTTTGGTACAACCTTTGTTGCTCCTTTAGGTCTGTAAAAAGCATCTTTCAAAATATTATTCATAGCATTATTCACAGGTGTAAAATCTACAGTTTTTTCTGCTAATTTTAACCCTTGAACGCCTTTTGTATATTGTGCTGCTCTTTCAGAACCCATACTTTTTAAAGCTTCAAAAGCTCTATTAGCAACATCTTGTGGGTCTGCTTGTCCTCTTAAATTTTGTGCAAATCTTTGTTGAGCTTCACCGCCTAATCTACCAGCCTGCACAGCTTGTGTTATTGCTTCACTACCAACTCCAGTTGTAACACCTAACAATTCTTTAGCTCCTGTTGCTACTTTAGGTGCAATAGCTTGTGTGCCTTTTACTAAACCAGTTACAGGATCAATAGCAGTTGCGATTTTTTGTGTTGTTTCTGCTGCTTTTGCAAGGCTTGGAACTTTAGCGGTAGCTGTTGCGACACCTGTTAAAACAATAGATGCGTCTGCTAAAAAACCAGCTGGGTCTTGTGCAAAAGTTTGTTTTATATTTTCTAAACCACCATATCTATTAGCAAAATATTGACCTAAAGCTCTAGCAGTTTTTTCATCTTTTTGCTCGCCTGGTATTGCTAATTGAATAATGCCCTTACCAAGACTTAAAATTGATTTAGCTGAAGTTACAGGATTTATTATTGTATTTACAATATCAGCACCCAATTGATAGGTACTTCTTGGTAAATTTTGTACTGCTTGTTGTATTATTGGCTTTTCTTTTTTTGGCGCAGTAACAATAACTTCTTCTATTTCATCAATTTTTTTTAAATCTTCTAATAAAGACATTTTATTGTCCTTGTTTTTCTAGCATTTTTGCAAATCTTAAAATAGATTGTCTTTCTTCTGGTGTGTTTGCTGTTTTATATTTATTTAAAATATCTTCTTTAGACATTCTTTGGAATTCATCAAACAAAACTGAGTCTAGTATATCAGCAAAACTTGATGGCTCTTCTTGATATCCTACAAGTGTGCCGTTTTGATCGTAGTAATCTATAGCATTTTGTTTTGAGTTATATATTGCTTTTATTTTTGCACTTAATCTTTGTAATCTAGGTATGTTTTGTTCTTCAGGCAATGCTTGGTTAAAGGTAGCAGCTATAAGTCTTTTACCTTCTTGTTCTGTAAACTGCGCGCCCAATGTTGCTCTTAATGATTGAAACACAATATCACTAACTTCATCTAGAAATCCTGTTGCTTCAGGAAAAATAATTGGTTTCAAAAGATCAGGTGTAAGAGCGATGTTTGTGCCTGATACGTTTTGTTTGCCTTCAGCTAAAAGTGATAATTTATTATCTAAATTTGCTATGTTTGATTCAGCCTGTTGTCTTTCTCCAGTTTTCCATTTTACTAATTCTTGCCCAAAAGCTTCATCAACCTTTTTTTGACCTGGAGTAACATCTACACCGCCAGGTAATTTTGCTTCTCTAATTAGTTTTTGTAATTCAGGACTTTGTGATCCCCTGCCTGTTGCTTGCAAAAATGCCATTTTTTCTTCAGGTGTTTTCAGGCTTTGATAAAACTCGTAATCTTTCATACCAGCAGTATCTGATTTGCCAGTAGTAAACGCACTAGGATCTATGCCAGCTTTTATAAGTCTCACTTGGTCAGCATATCTTGGGTCTTTTCCAAGTTCTTGTAACAATCTATCTTGCTCTGCTTTTTTTTGTTGTGCTTGCAACATAGCCTGTCTTTCCATAGTACCTGCAACAGGATCTCTTCTTGCAAATACATCTGACAAAGCACTAAGACCTAGACCAAGTCTTTGTTGTCTTTGCATCTGCTGTTCTGGTGTTAATGGTGTTTGTGGTTTTCCGAAACTCATATTAATTTCCTAAGTAAAAAATCCGCCTTTGCCAAAAGCACCACCTAGCGCCAATGAACCAAACAGTCCAGCTGCGCCACCCAATACATCTCCAAGTCCTGTGCTTTGTTTACCAGTTTGCGTTGTTGTAATTAATGGTGTACCCATACCAGCTTGTAATAAGCTGATTTGTTGTTGTGGATAACCAAGCGCTCTTTGGAACTCGCCTCTTTGTGCATCTATAGCTCTTTGCTGTAATGCCTGCTGCTGCGCACCTGCGCCTCCTAGCAATCCTAATTGTTGTATTTGCTGTCCTTGTAAGCCACCTAGCAAGCCTGCTCTTTGTTGTCTTGCCTGCATCTCTAGTGATGGTTGTGCTAAAGCTGCTCTGCCAGCAATGTCTAAGCCACCTAATTGTCTTTGTTGCTGTAGCTGTGCTTGTTGCATACGTCTTTGTTGTCCTAGTTCTGCACCAAAGATACCTGCTTGTTGACCAAGCTGTGCTTGTTGTAAAGCTCTTTGTTGCTCTTGACCAGCACCAAATATGCCTAATTGTTGTTGTCTTGCTAGGTCAGCCTGCGCCGCCGCTTGCGCCTGCTCAAAGCCTGACTGTCTTAAACCAGCAGCTGTTCTAGCCATCTGCTCTGCGTAAGGTCTTTGTGATTCAGACTCTAGTAATGCAGATCTTGAACCACCGAAAGCACCTGCTCTGATTGCTCTATCCTGCGCACCGCCACGCGCTATGTCAGCTTGTCGCTGTATGTCGCCCATTGCTAGGTCTATGACTTGTTGTTGATATGGAGATTGATAAGCGCCTATGTCTTGGCTTAGTAAACCTCTGAACTGTGGAGCAGATACTGGACCTATTTGAGCTGCACTAGGAGCTTGTGTTGCTTCTATAGTTGGCGCTTCAAAACCAGTGACAGGTTGTATGGTAGGCTTAAATTGATCTTGTGCCATACCTTGTAAGGCTTGTGTTGGGTCATAACCCATACCAGATTCAAACATACCTCTAGTAGCTTGAAACTGTCTTAGTTGGTCTGGTGAGAAACCAGCAACCATTGGCCCTGTATAGGGTAAAAATGGTTGTTGTGATACACCTTTAGCTGCACCAAAAAGCTCTTTGAATTGTGCTTCTTGGAACGCTGGTAAACTTGCTTCTGATACTGTTGTGGTTTTTCCTTTACTCATAAGTCTTTTCTAATTAAATATTCTGTTTCAAATCCTAGATGTTTTATCTTTCTAATCCATCCTTTTCTGCCACCGCCGTAAAGCCTTTTGATGCCAGCTTTCTTAGCGAACTCCTCTATATGAGGTAGCATTTCTTCTAATTCTTCGTAATTACCACCACAAAATAAAAGATTCATGGCTTTCACCTGTGGATATATTACAAATTCTGTTATGTATGCAGACTTTTTGCCTGGCCATAAATGGAATATACCATGTCTTATTTTATCTTCTATATCGTCAATTGTATAGGAATCTTGATACTTTACAGCTTTTGCTATATAGGGTTTACACCTTTCCCATTCAATTTCCCAAGGCTCTCTTTGCTCCTTTGGGTGTAATTCAACTACTGTATTAGTCGCCTTTTGCATATTCTACGATGCTCGCAT